AAATCTTCCTGCAGGCGCACCTGAACGGGAATTCCCTTTCCCGTTGGCGGGCGCCCACGCTTCTTAGGTTGCATTTTTTCCATTGTGGGGACCCTTAATTTGTGCAACCAATAAATTACAAGTCGAAAAAAACGTTAGTTACTCGACCGTAGTTAGTTACCCGGTCAGGGGGAATGCCGGAAATGCCAGACAGTGCTTGTATCACGCGTAGAACGCTTCTTTCGGCAGTGCCTCCAGCGGGATTAGCCCTTTTAGCTCCAACAAAAGCCTCCGCCACTTGTACGCCCGAACCCGTGATCGGATTACTTCGGCAGCATACGATGTCGCTGGAAAACGACACGGACGAGTGGAAGGAGATAGAGCGGGAAGTCTCGTCGTCTCCGCCAAGTATTTTGACACGCGAAGGCGCGCTCGAGTGTCTGCGGAGTGCGTTGCGGGTCGACGGGATGGGCAAGTTTGAAAATGCCCTCGTCACTGCCGCGCTGAAATATTTCCAGGCATAATTAAAAGCACTGACCGTTGACGCAGGTCGTCGACCAGTTTCGGCCTCGGCTGTCTCGACCATATTGAAACGTCGTATCCCCGTGGTCGTAAGTCTCTTGCGACCAGTTGGACCCTGTTCGCGCGTTGGTGCCCTGCATTTGCGTGGTGTTTCCGTAGCGCTGGATCGTATACGAATTGCCGCTCGTGCCGTCGTAGCATGTCGCAAACGTTTGCGTTCCGACGCAGGATGCGGAAGCAGCGCCTGCCCATGCCGCGATAAGTGTTGCAGCGGCGATCGATTTCAACATCTTCTCCCCTTTCACGTTTTGGGGAGAAGATGCTTGTTTCCGCAACGGTTGTAAAGCGGTCACCGATACACGGGGTCAGCCAAGCTCTCTCGCAGGCGAAGGCTGAGGATCTTGTTGCGGATCAGGACGCCATCCTCCCGTTTTGCCGAATTGCTGGCCCGGGTTTTCAGCGATCGTTGCAGGGTGTCCTTCGTGATTGCCACCCCACCATGTACCGGCGCCGCGTTGAACTTCTCGATCGCCTTCACGGCATCATCGATCGCACCATCATCCTGTGACATGGCTGCCATCGCGAACTTGTTGACCAGGCGCTGACGCTCGTCGAGCACGCGCCGCTCCGCGTTCTTCAATGCCGTGTTACGGTCCCACGTCTCCGCGACCCTTGCCGGGTTGAAGCCGAGCGCTTGCGCAACGATGTCATGATAGCCCATCTCATCGGCCGGCAGCACCTGATCCCCGCCGATGGTCGCCAGCCCTTCGCTGGCGTAGCGGTAGGATTTCATCAGGTCGCGAATCGCCTTGGGCGCCATCATCTCAATGCCACGGGCAACATCGCCGTCATAGATCAGGCTGCCACCGGTGTAGAGCGTCTCCCCGAGCCCCGCAGTCGCGCCGAGCGTCTGCGTGAGCCAGTATTGGTACTCGTCCTTGCCCTGCAGGTCGCGAGACGGAGAACGGAACCACAAGTCCGGCATGCCGATCCGGCTCGAAAGATCAATGCCGAGGTAGTGACCTGGCACACCATTCAACACTACGCCACCGAGCTCGGGCCCGAGGATATCAATGACGTTGGCCTTAAACTGCGTTTCGAAATCCATTGGATCGTCATCGTCGCCGAACACCATACCGGCGAGCCCCATCAGCAGATGGAAGCCAACGGTGCCCGAGACGCCCGCCATCAGCGACATCATGCCGACGACGCCGGCGAGTTGATAGCGCGCCTCCTTGCGCGCCTGGGCGGTTTCACCCTTCATGGATTGCTGAACATCCCGGAACAGCCGATAGAGCATGTTGATGTTGTGCTGGCGGAAGACGAGAGCGACCTTGGCAAGGTCGTTCTGCAACACGGCAGGCCGGGAGGAGTTCGCATAGTCAAAGTGCGTCTTCCACGTCAGATCGTGCGCGGTGTCGATCGCCGCCGACATCGTTTCGCCTGCGTCACGCGCCATGCGATAGGCCGCCAGCGCCGTCACTTCTCGGTTCCAGACCTCGGCACGGTGGAACGCCCAGGAGATAACACCCATCACCCGGGCCCGCAGCGGCGTGTACTCCACACCGGTCTCGCCGACGCCTGCAAGATCGTGGCTCTGCGTCCGGTCGATCAGGCCCGATTCATAGAAGGCCTTGATCGCTGCCTTTTCGTCCTTCGAGAGGTTGCCGTTGACGATCGAGCCGCGGCCTCTGACCGTATCCATGGACGCCTGCGCGAGCGCCGCGCCTGCCTTGGCGAAGCTGCCGAACTTCGCCGACAGGATCGGCAGGCCGAGCATAACAGTCTGCGTCATGTTGACGGCGGCAGCGGCCGGTGAGGCTGCGAGGAACCACACACAGGCAGTGCTCGTCATGGTCTGCGCGACCTTGCTGCCGGTCGGGTTCATCACCCACTCATGGCGCTTCGACAGCTCGTTGGCGAGCGTAACGCCACGGGTCTGATCGTCGCTCTCCTTTGCCTGATCCATGGCCTGACCGGTGAGCTCCTGCAACTCAAGCCCGTACTTCAGCCGCGCGATCTGGTGGGCGCTGTGGAACATGTGCGACGAGAACACCCGCAACGCGTCGCCGGTGAAGCCTGCGGTGCCCTGGCGATGGATGAAACGCTTGCGAGCCGAAAGGTCCGGCATGCTTTCCAGATAGCGCTGCCAGATCTGATCCATGATGTCGTTGCCGACGCCTGCGCCACCGAGAATTTCTTCGATCTCGGCAACAATGCGCGGATCCATGGCTTTGCGAAGATCGCTCCCCGCCTCCATCACACCCACCTCGACCTTGGCGCCGCCAGCACCACGGCTCAGCTCCGCCGCAAAACGGTCACGGGCCGCGGCCGTCTCGAACTTCGAGAAACTCAAAACCCTGCCGTCAATATCGCGCTGGGTGACGAAATACCGTCCGAAGCGGCCAAGCGGGAAATAGGGCTCTTCGACGCGGCTTGCCTCGAACGCGATGCGCATCTTCGTCAGCCGGGCCTTCGCCGCCCACGTGGCCTTCGTCGTCTCCGCCTTGTGTGCACTTGCTGCATCTTCTTCGGCATTGCGCCGATCGATGCCCGTCAGTCCACTGTCCCTGATTTTCTCCATGGTCTTGCGATAGCGAGCCTCGGCGCGATCGTGGGCGATCTGCTGGGCCTTCCTCACATTATCGAGAAGGATATCGTCGAGCTCGAGCGCCTGTTTCTTGTAGGCGTCGCGGACACTCCGATAGAGCTGCCTGCCCTTCTCCGGCATCGCCATATACTGCTTCCGTAGCAGCTCATATCCGGGCTTTTTCGTGGTCTCCTCGTCAGTCTTGCTCGGATCGACGCCAGCAAGCGTGCTGTTGTGCATCAGGTTCGCCAATTCCTGGGCCCGGCTCTTGTCCTTGCCGAGGAAACCGAGGCGGGCATATTTCAGCCACTCCCCGGCGATCTCGTCGGCGGCGGCATGCTTCGTGCCACGGTAGGCGTCCATGAGGCGCTTGACGCGGAGGTAGTCTCCGACAGCGGTCATGTTCGGCCGGGCGAGTTCCGTGAAATAGTTCAGCGGGACCGTCTTCAGGAGTGTCGGCTGGATGTCGATGAGCTTACCATTGAGCTCCTTGACGACGCGCGTTTCGGTTACGCGCTTTCGCCCTTCGACTTTTCCTGAATCATCTGGCGTGCTTGCTTCAGAAAGACCTGTCGCTGCGGATCGTGGGCCGGCCACTTGCTGATCGACTGAGCCCAATCCTTCCATGCCTGCAACGTGTCGAACGGCGTTGGAGGATCGATTAGTCCCTGGACTGCTTGGATCTGGTTTTCCATTTTTGAAGAATGCCCTCGCGAGTTTCAGAGCGGCTTCGTCAATTTTCCGATCAAGCCCCGGAACAATTGACGGGTTATAAGGCCTGCTCGTTGAAAAGTCGATGATGCCGGCTCGGTTAGCCACAATCGCTGCAAAGTGATGGAATGCCTCTTTGGCCTGTGCTTCGGTGATACGGCGCTCCTTCACGAGGTTGGCGAGATAGGGCTCGACCTCATAGGAAATCGTCGCAAGATTGTTCGAGAAGGTGAGGCTGTCCCGCGTGATATTCGGGCTGGCAGAAAGATAGTCCCTTGCCGCGGATGTCATGCCACCAACGGTATCGTAGCCATTATGCCCGAGCGCGTAGATCTGGTGCACGCCGGGGTAAACGGTCGCGGCGATGTCCTGGGCGCTAAGCGGCGTGTCGGCCGGATGATTATGATAGAGCACCAGGCTGCGATCCGGGTTCGCCATTGCCGAGGCGAGCTTGTTGCTCATGCCGGTGTAGCGTGGATCGCCGGCCGTACCGAACTCAATCGTCGAACCGTCATCGTCAATCGCAACGAGATACTCGTGACCGCTCGATCGGCCATTCTCCATGACAATGCGGCGGGCCCAATCGGCGTAGCTCTCGCCCTCGCCACGCTCCGGAGCCTGCGCCTCCTTGAACCGGCCGTCGCCACGAACAACTGGATCGGGGCGCTTTGCCACGGCAGCGTTTGCAGCACCCTTCTGCTTTGGCTTCAGTGCATCGAGAATACGGCGATGGCGCGCAGATGTGTCTGTGAGCTCTTCGGCGTGCTTCCACGGGCCGAGTTGCTTTTCAAGCGCCGGGATCTGCCCCCTCGCCTCTGTCGCGCGATCGCGGTCCAACTGGGGCACCGTCGAGAGCTTCTTGACGGTGTTGATCACGCGCATGCCGAGACCGGTCGCGTCAACGTCGGCAGCATCCTGGACGTGCACCTGATAGTCACGATCGCCAGATACCGTGACTTCGAACGCCCGATCATACTGGTGCTCGATCGACAGCGTGAAATCGCCATACTTACCGAGTTCCGTGTCGCCGGCGTGGTCGATCAGCTCCTTGCGCATGGCCGCGGCTATTGCGGCACCGAATTCCTTCGGCTTATCGAAGCTCTGACCGCCGATCGTCGCCTCAAATGGCTTGTCGGCAATCGCCTCCGCCCGCTCCGCATCCTTCTGCACGGAGATCGAGCGCGCTTCGATCTCGTCGGCCTCCTGCTTGAGCGACCTGATCTTGCCCTTGATACGGTGCTGTTCGCGATCGTGCTCGACCGATTGGCCTTCAAGCTGGCGGAGCTTACGGCGGGTTTCCATCTCTTCGAGAATGAGAGGATTGCCGGAGGCCGCAGCCTTCATCTCGGCCGCGTTCGCTGCCTCGCCGGCGATGTCCTCGATCTCGCGGGTTTTCAGATTGCCCTTGCGGACCTGCTGGATAAACCGAGCCTTCGCCTCGATGCCCTGCCACTGGCGCGCATCGAGGGTGTTCTTCGTCGCGTAGCGAAGGATTTCGATTTCGAAGTTGTCCGGATCCTGTCCATAGAGCTCATTGCCCTGGCGGATACCACGGCCGTCGCGCTGTTCGAGGTCGGACGGACGCCACGGCGCATCGAGGTGATGGAGCGCAACGAGACGGTTCTGAACGTTGGTGCCGGCGCCCATCTTCGGCGTTGAACCGAGAAGGACTCGGACGCGGCCTGATCGGACCTTTCCGAACAGTTCTTCCTTCTGCGCCTCGGTGTTGGCGTCGTGGATGAAGGCGATCTCATCGGCAGGGATGCCGCGGGAAATCAGCTTCTCGCGAAGATCATCGTAGACCGAGAACGTGCTCTGCAGCGCGAGGAAGTCATCGGGCGACATGTTGTCGAGCTTTTCCTGCGCCGCCTCGTCGCCCTCGTCTGCCTTCTGGATCAGGGCACGGAGCTCCGCCTCTTCACGGGCGCGAGCCTTCTTCGGCGTCGAGAGGTCGATGAACACCAGCTGCGTGCCGCGGTCCCCGCTCCAGCGATCGTAGATGCGCTTGATGTTGTCGGCGGAGACATGGACCTTCGAGCCCGGATGATCCGAATAAGCGGGATCGATCAGGCGCATGTCGAGCGCCGCCTTGCGGGCATCCGACATAACCTTCAGCATGTTATCGGCGCCCTTCTCCGCCTTCTTCGGCAGATTTTCGGCGCGGTGCACGAGGGAGCCCTTCGGGAACTCGAGGTTACCGTTTTCGTCTGCCTTGCCCTCGCCAATGAAGGCTGCCTGATCTGGCGAGCGTTCGACGGTGATGTTCGTCGGCTTGCCGCCCTTCACCTTCGGCAGCGGCAGCTTCTTGCCGATCGCAGCCAGCTGCGCCTTGATGTCGTCGTTGGTGATGACGTCGGCGAAGCTGAGATAGCGCTGCATCAGCTCGGGCATGTTCACGAACTTGGCGAACCGGCTGTTGAGCTTGTACTGACCGCTCGGCGAGAGCTCCCAATCGCTGACTACCTCGCCGAACACTCTTGCCCAGGCATCGAAATGCGCGACACCGAGATTGCGCAGCGCCTTCTCGTCGAGGTACCGCTGAACGGTGAACATCTCGGCCATGGTGTTGCTGAGCGGCGTTCCGGTGAGAAACGCCACGTTATTGCCGCCGGTCTTTTCGAGGATGAACCGGCTCTTCATATAAAGGTCGGACGCCTTCTGGCTGCCCGCCTGATTGCCGAGACCGGCAACGCGGTTCATGGATGTGGCGAAAGCGAGGTTTTTGAACTCATGCGCCTCGTCGACATAGAGGGCGTCAACGCCGAGCTCGTCGAACGTGAGGCCATCGTCCTTCTTGCCGGCATCCAGCAGCCGTTCCATCTTGGCCTTGAGGTTGTCGCGCCATTTGGTGAGCTGGGCGACGTTCCGCGACTTCTCGCCGGTGTTACGCCGCAGCTCCCCGATGGACTGTTCGAGATCATCCATCTGTTGCTGGATGAATCGGCTTTCGTAGTTCGGGTCGATCCCGATCTTGCCGAAAGAGGAGTGGGCGACAATGACGGCGTCCCAGTCACCGGTGGCGACGCGGGCAAATAGCCGCTTGCGGTTATCCTTCTCGAAATCCTTTTTCGTGGCGGCCAAAACTTTCGCGCCCGGATAGAGGCGAACGAAATCCGCCGCCCACTGCCCAACGAGATGGTTCGGTACGACAAACATGGGCTTGCGTGCCTGGCCGATGCGGCGCTTTTCCATCGCCGACGCGATTGCGGCGAAGGTTTTACCCGCGCCCACGGTATGGTCGGCCAATGCCGTTCCGGATTGCAGCGACCGCCATACGAAGTTCTTCTGATGCGGCCGGAAGGAAATGATGTCGTCACCAACCTTGCCCGGCAGCGTGAGGTGCCCGCCGTCAAAGCTTCGCATGACGTCGGTGTTGAAGGTGTCGTTGTAGAGCCGCGCCAGCTCATCGCGGCGGGCGTCATTATCCCACAACCAACGGCGCCATTCCGCCTTTACGCGCTCCGCCTTCTCGTTCGCTGCTTCGGTTGCCGGCTGATTGAGGACCGTCGTGCCGTCGTTCATCCGGTCTGAGATCGTGATGGACTGACCGTTCATCACCGCACTGAGGACGGTGTCAACGCTGGCGCGATCGGTGCCCCATTGTGTCTGAGCCGCCGAAGCGGGCGACGGAACGTCGAGCACCCACTTGGCATTCGCTGCGGAATAGTAGGCCTTCGGCTTCACTGAGGACTGAGCAACATGCTTGATGAAGTCCTCGATGTGCTTCGCCGGCACCCAGGGTGAACCGGGCTTAACATCGATGTCGATCGCCTCGATATCGGCCGGCTGCACGTCACGCAGAGCGTTGATGTTCCGGCGGAAGTCCGAATCCTGCTCGGCGGCGCGCTCCGCCTCGGCGAGCTTTTGCTTCACATTACCGGAGAGATAGGCGTCCGCCGTCTCATATGCGCCCGACGGGGTTTTATAGAGAAGTGGGCCAAGCTCGCTGACAATCGCGTCCGAGGGCTTGCCGTAGAGCCGAGACATTGCGTCCAGATCAACCCGGCCAAGATCATTAAGGATGGTCGCGAGAGCGTCCTTGGCACTGCTGGCCGACGTCGGGCGGCGGTACGGCTGCTGGGTTCGCTTCGAGAAGATCGCTGCTTTTTGCGCCGATGCTGGCGTTGCCTTCTCGCCGGTCGCCTTCGCAACGGTAGCGCTGATACCCTTATCGAAACCCTGCTCCAGTGCCGAAATTTGGGGCCAAGTGGGATCATCGCGAAACAGCCGCTTGTTGGCGTCCGCATTGATCGGGCCGTGTTTCTTGACGAACCCGTCGTAGAGAGTGTTGAGCCGGTTGCGGAGGTTCTCGATCTGCTGGTCGGTAGCCTTCTCGTCAATCTGCGCACGACGCAGCCGGGCGAAGGCGTCACGCACGCGCACCATGCCCGACACACGTTCCTTTGCCGTCTCATTCGGGAAAGCAACGGCAGCAGACTGCGCTTGCCCGATTGAATCGGAAAGGCGCTGGTGGATGGTTCCATCCGGAGCCGCAAACATCGAGCCAACCTGCACGTCGTTGACCGTCTCCGGCACTGACACGGTCTCTGTGGCAACGTGACCGGGCTCCACCATGATGTTTTCGGGAAGGCTGCGGATAGCCTTCGCGAGCTCGGCCGGCGTGTCCTGGCCCCCACGCGCGATCAGCGCTGGCTCATCTGGCCCATACATCGAGCCGAACGCGCCGAACTCGCCGAGCATCATCTCGGGATGCGCAACGAAGTAGTCATTGAGCGGGACCACGTTACCGTCACGCCCGCGATAGTCGGACACACCAAGCCATTGGCTCGACGATGGTGCCTCGCCGGCAAGGCGTTTGCGGAGAATGACGATATCCGTGGTTACCTCGGTACCTGCATTCTTGAGGAACGCGTTATTCGGCAGGCGAATTGCCGCGACGAGATCGGCCTGTTTCGCGATGAGGTTTCGCGCCGCGGCTGACTGACCATCGAGGAAGCGGTTGGTGACAACCATCGCCAACACGCCACCCGGGCGCAGAGCGTCGACACTCTTTGCGAAGAAGAAATTATGAATAGACAGCTTGTTTAGGTGACGACGGTCCTTGTCGTATACCTTTTCGCTGCCGAAAGGCGGGTTGCCGATCGCTAGATCGAAATAGCTATCAGGCACCGAGAGCTTTTCGAAGCCCATCGGGGTCTGGATGTTGGCGCTGGGATAGAGGTTCTTCGCGATACCGCCGGTAACGCGATCGAGCTCGACGCCAGTCACCTTTGCCGCGTTCCGGACATCCCCCGGCATCAGGCCGAGGAAGTTGCCAGCGCCCACCGACGGTTCGAGCACCTGCCCGCCCTTGAAACCAAGCTTCCGTGCAATGTCCCAAATCGCAGACACGACTTCGGCCGCGGTGTAGTGCGCGTTGCGCGTCGAGGATTCGGCGGCGCTGTATTCCTCCGGTGAAAGCAGGCCCTTCAATTCGGCCGCCTGCTTCTCCCATCCCTTGGCAACAGAACCATCTTCGCGGGCGAATGCCTGGCGTAATCCGCCCCAGCCTACCCACTTTGCAAGCACTGCCTGTTCGTCACGGGTTGCCGGGCGCTTCTCTTCGTCGAGGGTGCGCAGTAGCCTGATCGCAGCGACGTTGCCAGCAAACTTGGCCTTCTGACCGCCCTCGCCGAGGTTGTCGTCGGCAGACAACGTGTAGTCAACTGCGCGCTGCTGTGCCGGCACCGCGGCGGATTGGACATCGCGCAACTGATCCGATATATTCTCATCTGTTCGCGGCGGGGCCGACGCAGGCCGGTCACCCCACAAAGCGCTGAGACGGCGTGAACTTTTCTCAGAGCGCCGCGAACCATTTTCAAAAGCAGTCAGCAGCCATGTTTTCGCGGTGCCGTCATAGTCGAGACGCACACCGGCATTGCCGCTCTCGTCACTGAGCTGGATGCGACGAGTGGTGCTGCGATCCTTGTCAACGTGAAGACGATCGATGAAACCTTGGAGATTGCCGAGCACTTCCGGGTGCCATGCAATCAGCTTGGCGAGGCCAGCTCCGTTGCTCGCGTTCGTGCCGGCATTCCCCCAAACGAGATCGATGGGCCCTACGTCTGGATGCGAGAGAGCGCCGATCGCGTCGCCGGTCTGGCGGCGCTCGAGCTCTAGCGCTGCTTCCCGCCACTTGCCTTCGTAGCCGCGAAGAATCGGGCCGAACGGACCCTGCTCTAGATTTTCATCGACCGCTGGCCGCTTGCTGCGGCTTTCGCCATCTGATGCGTCAGTTCGCTTTTCGGAGCGGGTGTCGCGGTCTCTTCCGGCAGCAAGAGATAGTTCTCCCTGCTCATCTGCCACGCCTCGTCCGGACTGTACCCGCTCTCCTCGAGCTGGCTTGTCTCGCGATACGTCTGCTCGGCCGCGTCCGTCAGCGCCTGGTCGAGTTTCCCGGCTGCTTTCAGCTCCCGGTACTTCGTCGGCAGGTGTTCCTTCCAGTGCTGGCGACCCAGCTCGATCCAGTTCTGCAGGTTCACTCTCGTCTCCCGTGATCGTGGCGACATCGATGCCGTCCACCTCGGTCGCGCTCGACATGTCGGCGAAGGCTGACGCGCGCGGATCGTACTTTACACCCATATACCACGATTTCAGATACGGGCGCGCTGCCTCGCCTAGATCGACGAGCATGGCATTGGCATAAGCCGCGAAAGTGCGGGCGCCCCTCTCGATGTGGTAACCGGCGAGCGTAATGCCAGCCTGCATAAGCTCAGGATCGATACCAGAGTTGATCTGGTTAAGCTTCTTGCGAAGAAGCGCGCGGGCCTTTTCAGCCGCATCGAGCGTGAAAATCTTGTTGACGGACACGGCCGGCTTTGACTTCGGCTGTGCGGCCGGCGTGGCCTGATCGACAATCTGGATGATGTCGGGGTTCAGGATCTCGTAGACCTGATATGTACCGGTTCCGCTAGCATAGGTCAGGACGTCATAGCCGCGCTCGCGAGCCTCTTCCCGGAAAAAGGCCTGGCGCTGATCCATATCGAACCCCGGCCGTTTGCCAGACGCATTTAGCACTTCGTCGAACGCCGGTGGTCGGTCGCTCAGTGACTTGCGGTCAAGGATCTTCGCAGACGTCGGGATCTTGATCGCCAACGTTTCGTTGCCAGTCGTTCCACCATATGATTCCGCCGTCCTACGATCGGTCGTGAACATGATGCCCTTGTGGGTCGGGCGGAATTCGTATTCGCCGGCCTTGATCGCCGCGATTTCGGCTTTGCTCGCGCCGCGCCAAAGGTCGATCTCGGGTGCGTCGGCGGATACGATCTGCGGCGGCCCGGATTGTGCGCGTTCCTGCTGCGGGGCCTGTTCTTCCCGTGTCGGAGCCGCGGGTTTCTCCCTGACCTCGAACCGCTTCCCGTTCTCGACGACTTCGTGCGAGCTCCCGAGCGACTGCTTGGCAATATAGGCGTCCGCCTTCTCGCGCGAGCCGAACCACTTCGGCGCGAACGGCTGATCAGTCTTGCCCGACTTCAGCCACTGCTTGAAATCATCCATCGTGGTTGCGGAGATGTCGCCAAGGCCTTTCCAGCCGGCGGTGTAGTTTTCGAGGTAGGCCTTGCGCGCCGCCTCCTCGGTATCGAAACCGAGCATCACCTTGTGCTCGTCGAAACGGCCGTTCTCGCTCTTCTGGTCAACAACAAACACCGGCGCGCTGTCGTCGAGCTCGCTCACACCAGGGCGAACGAAGGTATCGATATGATCCTTGTCGCGGCCAATGGTCCCGCGGATGTAGCCATAGTGGCTCTTCATCTTGACGGACCATGGCTTGCCGCTGGCGTCGGTGCCCTTGCGTTCAGAGCCTTCGGGGTTCTCTACTGAGATATCGAGGCCGCCGAGCTTGAGCCTGCCAACCTTGTAGTTTCCGGCTTCCTTCTGAGCCTGCGTCGGCTCGGGCAAATCGTTCTTGGGAGAGGTTGCCGCCTCATGCGCAGATGAATCGTCCGCGCCGTCTGTCCTCTGTCCTTGGACAGCGGACGCAGACATTTCGGTGATGGCGTTGCCAGCGTGCATGCGGCTGTAGGCTTCGTAGCCGTTGACATCGGAGGCCGGTTGCCAAAGCTCCAGCGGGAAGCGGCCAACGGCTGGCTGATCGTGCACTGGAACGTCGCGTCCGTCCGGCATCACGCCCCAGCGGTTCTGTGCTTCGTTCCATGTCAGCAGCGACGCCTTGCCATCCTTGATGATGACGCGCGAGCCTTTCGAGCCGATACCGCTCATGCCTGCTGTGCTGAGAACGGACGCGTTCGCATCGACGTAAACCGTCTTCGCGGTGCGCGGCTTCAGGCCGCTATCACCCTCGTGCCCCGGATCGTTCCTCGCCGCCTTGGTGCGAACCGTGGTTCCGTCCTGGTGGACCTCGTACACACTGCCCTTGGCCGTGGTGAAGCGGGACACGACACCAGCCGGCATATCCGGAACCGCGGTGACATCGGCGGGCGTCGTCTTAGGCGTCTCCGGCGTCCGAACCGCCTCGAGCTTCTTCCTGATCGCGGGCGTGAAACCAGCCCACTTCGATTTCTCGCTACGCTTGATGCCGGTCTCTGCGAGGACACGCTTGCGCCCGAGATCATCGAGCGTCAGGTCCCACCAGTCGGCAAAGCTATCGCCCTGCTCTGTGGTTTCCGGCGCAGCGCTGGCGGCGCTCTCCTCGTTCTTGCGATCACGCTGCCACTGGCGCAGCCGCGTGTCGTTGACCGGATGCATATGCACCGGCAACGTGGATCGGGCTTCCTTCGCCGCGCGGTCGACACGATAGCGGTAATCATCGGCCATCGAGGTGATGGCAGTCGGCGAGACATTGAAGGCATCGGCAAGACGCTTCACCTCGGCGGCACTTACCCGTTCAAGGTCTGTGTGAGCTTCCCTGCCCAACTTCTTCGCAATAAAGCGAGATTTCGCGAGGTCGAACAACGCGGCGTGGTTCTCGTCGGGAAGTACGACTGTCTTTCCGATAACCTTTCGGCTGTTTGGACCGGCGTCACCAATCTCGCGTTCGATCGGTGGATTTCGTTCAAGATCCTGCTTCTCGATCTGCTTTGGGGTAAGCTTATCGACATAGAGGCGGTCAACAGGAACCTGCAGCACCTCGCCGTCGTCGGTCGTGACAACGGTTTCGGTGTCGCCTTCCTCATAGCTCTCGACCTTTGCAGCGAAGCGCCCTACCCGCGCATCATCGACGATGACGCGCTGACCAGGCGACGGGCGCCCGCGAAGACGTTCCGTCGCCGCCTGCATATCCTTCTGAGCGGGAAGCGGCTCGCTCTTGATCTCGCTGGCAACCGGTGCCTGCGGTTCAAGCGCTGGGTCTTTCGAAAATTCGGGAATGCTATCATTGATCGGAACCGGTCCTTTCTCGATCGGGTTTTCCCGATTGAGCTGTTCCGGCGATTTGGCAATCTGGCTGATGCTCGCGATCGGAACCTGATACACTTCGCCGCTGCCGCCATCGATGACGACGGCCTCATCGCCCTCGTAGCTGTCTACGCGCGCCATGAACGGGTCGATGCCCTCATGATCAACGCGGACCGTCGCGCCGACTGAGGGACGGTTGGCCTGCTCCCGCTCGATGTCAGCAGATGCCGTTTTCAGCAACCCGTCGATGTGATCGTTGGCGGTCTTTCCGCTCCGCCCGAGGTCCAGCAGCCAATCCGGCATGGTATCGTCGGCCAGTCGCTGCTGCTGTCGGCCTGCGATCTGCTCCTCGGCGTGCTGCACCGAGCGCCCGATCGGGCCCTTGGGCTGAGGCGCGGCCTCGGGTGCCGGTGCTGCTACGGCAGGCGCCGCCGCGGAATGTTCGGGGGAGGCTGGGCGGAACGCGCCGCCTGCGCCGCCCATGCCTGCACCCATGGCACCGCCAGCCGCGACACCGGATGCAACCGCCTCCCCCACGCCTTCCGTCAGAGACTGGTTTGGATCAGCCTTCTGAACGGCCGCGTTTTCCGCAATCGTCTGTGCCGCGCCCTGCGGCGCTTCTTCGAGCAAGCCTTCGCCCACGAAACCACGGGTGGCTCCGGCGACGATGCGCTTGACGATGCCGCCACCGACACCTTCGGCAATAATCTTGGCGAGCGCCCGATCGCCCATACCGCCAAACATGCCGGTGGCAACACCTGCTGTGAGGAACGCCTGGGAGGCAGCGTCCTCGGAAAGAGCCTTGATGGCCTCGTCTTCCGACATGCCACCCTGTACCATCGCCCGAACGGCTTCAGTCTTCGCCAGCTGCTCGCGCGGCAGTTTCCCGATCTTGTCACGAACGTTGCGAGCGGAATCGGCTCCGCCCATGGTGCCTTCGGTAATGGCACCTGCGAGTGTGGCCGTTCTGGCAGCAGTCGCGGCTGCCGCGCGTTCCGTAGCGCCAGCCGCAAGAGCACGCAGATATGCCCCACGCGCCAACACGCCGCCTGGCAACATCGTGACGACGGTACCGGGAGCGCTTTCACCGACGGTGCGGAGATAGCTGCGAGGATCGCGCCACGCTGGGCCGAAGGTATGCTTCTTATCGTCCCACCAGTTCTTGGCGTCGGCGTCCTGCTGGCGCTCTGTCACGCTGGCATTCGCCCGCTGCTGGGAATCGGCCATCTTTTGGTCGATGGTCTTGCCCATCACCCAACGGTCGATGTCGTCGGACGCCTTCAGGAAGTCGTCGCCGCCTGGCAGCTTCCGAAATAGCGTGTCGGCCAACGAGGATAGCGACTGCCCAACTCCGATCGTACCGGATTTCAGGATGCGGGCTGTGTCGCCGCCAATGCCGCCGGAGCGGTTATCGGCTTCCCACTGTTTCTGCCAGTTCGGAAGCTCGCTCTCGTCGATCGCGACGTAGCGGCCCGGGTTCTCCGCCTCGAGCTGCTGCTGCCGATCGGTCACTCCGACGTTGTGCTGCTCGGTGAAGGCACCCATCCGGTTCTGTTCAGCCTGGGCGCTGGCGTCCGCCTGCCGCTGATCGGCAGCCGCCACCTGCGTATCCACCGTCTGCTGGATTGGGTTGCCCTCGGGATAAAGCCCCATCGGATCTTTGACCGCGAAGTGAGCATTGGCAACAATCGTTGGCGCTTCTGACTTTGGTGAGCTGGGCGCCTCAGCGTCATGACCGTCACGAGCGTCCGCCGTCTCGATATGCCAGTTCTCGTTCTTGAGCGGGAAGCGCATGCCATACTTCCCGGCATTCGCGTGCACCCAATCGACGACTTCCTTCGGCGCCGATGAAAATTCGCCTCCGTTCCAGCCGAGATCGGCAGCATCGCCGTGTTGATGCCGCGATCCACCTGGGGCGCCGATGTTCGCCGACATGCCGGTCTGCTTGAAAATCGGCTTCCACTTCTGACCGGCCTCAACTGGGCCCATGGCGTCGACGTCAGCCAGCCACGCCTTGCGGTCGATCCCGTACTTACCGGCGTTCTCCGCGATGATCTGCGCCTGCCGCTCCGGAGAGCGCGCACCAGAAAGGATGTCGAGGCCGGATTTCACGAAATCCGGTGCATCGTTGAACATCGCAGTGAGGCCAGACTGAAGGCCCGGCTTCATGTTGCTGACGTACTCGGCGGGCTTGCCTGGCTGAAGCTTGCTCAGCAGCATGGAGCTGTCGGCGCTACCGTCCTTCGGCTGTTCCGCCTTCTTCGGGTTCAGGATTGCCTCGAACGGATCGACGACGCTGCCATCGAGGCCGGGTGCAAAGGCTGTCTTGGCGGAAGGCTTGCTCTGCCCGGGCTGACCGGACTTGTAGAAGACGTGGCGACCGCGTTTTGTCGTCTCCTGCATCGAGCTCGCCCAATCTGGCATGACAGAATCGGCGTGATAGTGATCGGCACCTCCAGTCTCATCAGGGAGTGCGCCGGAGAAGACACCATCGATGATGGCCTCGGCGCGCTGGCGCAGGACTGGATCCTGCTGGGCGCGCTTGGCAGCCTCGCCCGGGGCCTCATAACCGGTGAACTGTCTTTTCTGGCGCACAACGTCGCCGGGGCTGATGCCTCTCTCAGAAGAGCGGTTGCGAATAACGGACGCAACGTCGGCCATGCCGGCGTCACCCTCGCCCGCAGCTTCAGCAATCACCGTGTTGACGAGATCGCTTCTGTCCGCATCGCTGAACGACGGGCGCGTGGATGCGCTCGCCTCACTGGTCTTTGGAGCTTCGGGGGCTTTGCCGCCGTAGAGATTGAGGGGGTCTTTCCAGCTATCATCTCGGCCGAGGCCAATCACCAGAGGCATGCGCGGGCTCCATCGTAGAAGCCGCACTCATGCGCGGTAAATGACACCTGTTTATATGCGGTAGGAAGACTTTTTGGAAGCGGCGATTGGCACGTGTCAGGACTTGAAAACGCCCTATGGGAAACATAAATCTCGCATACCTGAATTACGGTTTCGAAGGTTCCGGATGGACTACCACCCGAAATACAAATGGAAGCCTACGTGGCCGGGTGAAACCGGCCTCGATGGGAAACTACTACAGGATTTCCTCGGTCTCGACGGTACCGTGCCAGTTGGTCGAATTCGCCTGGAAGAAGCGGGGCCGATGAAAGGCAAGTGGCAGTGGAACGGCCATGGCCCGATGAAGGTCAAGCGGCACCTACCTCATCAGGGCTATGTCGCCACAGCCAGAGAAGCCTCTCGCATGGCCGAGGACTATTATGATCGGCTGCTCGAGCACAACGGGATTAAGCGCTGATGCCAGACCCCTCGCCCCTGCCACTTCAGCGGTTCGGGATCGCCGTTCACGGTCCCGGCAAATACCGAGCTGTGACGTCAGTCGCGAAGATGGCGGAGATATTGCTGGAATTCTGGCCACTGTCGAAGCGAGGAGATGCATGGCATGGCGCTATGGAAGCATGCCTGCGGGCGCTCGAAGCGCAGAGTAACCCTGAAGCGGCGAAGGCTGCGTTCGTGATGGCGGCGCGGGATGCCGAGATGCACATCGACAATAACGCCGAGAACTATGCGCCGCCGCCCCAGCGCCTTCCTAGAGAGAAACGACCGGGGCGGCGGCGCCAAAGATAGCCTTACGCTGCGGAAGCTTCCGCAACGTCACCCTCCGGCGGATTGGACGACACAAAATCCCGCTCGAAAGTCGCCTCATCGTACACAGCAACCACGCCCAGGCTGTCGCGAGCGATGTAGTCCTCTGGCCGCGCCTTCGAATCCTCCGGCACATTGAGGATCGTCACGCCATCCGCGGCAATGATCATCTGGCCGTTCTCGTAGATCTCGCGCACCCAGTCCGGCAGCATGCTCCAATCGTTCTCCGGAGAAGCGATGATTTCACGTGCCTGCACCGCTTCGACCCGAACGGGTATCTTCAGAAATTCGCGCATTGCTTTAATGTCCTCCTTCAACAGGCTGATTCAATTAGCAGCATCAGTCAGAGACGCCTTGATCTTCGCGTCGGTGACAGCGTGGAAAACGTAGCCCGTGAGGCCGAATTGGTTACGGTACTCGATAGCGAGGAGTGCCGGATCCCGGCGCATTATCTCATCGCTGAGCGAAGCGCCAAACGGCGTTGGCGAGAGCCGTGCCGTGGCGACAACGCGGTATGGATACTTCATCAGCGTGCCATCGCGCGAAGTCCGAAAGTCGAACAAACTTCCGTAGCGGTCGAACTTCCGCAGGAAATTGAAGATGTCGTGGTTGAGCACCCAGCAAACCGGCTGGCACTCCTTCACGTCCACCTGCCTGAGCATGTCTGCCAGCAGCCTGCCGGCTTGGTGCTCGCCTGCTTTGAGGGTATTCAAGAATTCATCCATCAGAACGGAATCCCATCGTCTTTTTCCGGCTTCCTGATCTTCACAGTCTCGACGACTGGCCGGGCAGCAGAGAATGCACCTACGGCAGCGAGAACAACGAACGTCGAGCCGGGGTTCAAGCTTGCAAGCCGCTCCGCCTCTGCCGTTGCCTGCGCCTTGGAACGATGCTGGTATGTTGATCCGCGCTGGCCGACGCCGTACACCATCCAGAATTTCGTAATCTCAGTCATCTTGGCATGTCGCTCCAAATACTCTTGTGCTCTCTCAAGCAGTTGAACACCGTGACCAACGCGTCGTGTTCGGCGCAGAGGCGAGCGATGTGTATTGCCTCGTCGGTGTCGCGGGTTCGCGTGCGGCCACGGGCAGCAGCGTCGATCGCGGCAGCCTTCTTGTCGATTTCCCGCCCCAGTGCATCATGGTCGATAGCCCACATGGTCAATCGCACCTCAACACGGTCTGCCGCCCAGCAAGCTTGATGCTGCCATCGGCTGCCTGCACCCACCACTCGATCACGAATGGCTCACATTTCCGGCGCAGCGCTGGCTCTTCGCGCTGCGCCTCGATCGTCGGGCGCTCTGGCTTCAATTGCTCCTGTTTCGCCAACGCCGCACCTGTGGCGACGAAGCAGACCAGAGCGCCGACGATCGCCGCCCTCATCTTCAAAATCCGCAAGCGAAGATGATGATTGCCCAAAGAGCGGCGGCAAAGCCGATCCACGAAACCCACAAGTGAAAGGATTTCGCCTGATCGTCCTGCGCTGAAAATTGCGAGATTACAGCGAGGAACGCGGCAAATAGGGCCGCAACCTTGGCCCAATGGCCGCCGAACTGGATGACGGTCAGAAGGACCAAGAGCGCGAAAAGGGTGGCGGCCAATGCACAAAATATCTTTCGAGCTTCGCTCATTCCCTGCTCCCTGCCTTCGTCCCAAGCGTCAGCAGCCGTAGCGCCACCCAAAGGAGCAGCACGAGCAGCAGGCCGATCAGGAGGTCGAAGAACGTTCCCACCACGATCTGAAGAAGGATGAGCGCCACGGCGATGACCGTGAAAATCGCAACGAGGCGCTCGCGAAGGAGGGCGACCAACCGCCCGATCATTTGCCGAACTCGGCCTTGATGCCCGAAGCGGATCGGCTGGCCGCCTGGATGAAGGTGGCGAGCGACTTCTGGTCAACGCGGTCAATGTTGACATAGACCCCGGCAAGCCAAGAGATCGTCTTCACGTCGCTCCAGTAGTCGAAGGACTTCGGATAGACATCGCCCGGGATCTTCGCATACTCGTAAAGCGGCTGCCCCTTCATGTCCAAGGCGTCGTCGAAATCCTTGTCATTGGCGCCGACGAGGGCAATCGTGTCGCCGAACGTGCTATCGGCTTCCATCACCGTGCCATTTTTGAGGCCAGCCGGGACAAGCATGCAGGTGGTATCGCCGCTGGACACGGACGATAGCGCCATGATGCCGCCTTCGTTCGACACCGGTACCGCCCCATAGTCGCTGTCCTCGGATACGAGGTTCTGCCAAACCAGCCAAGCGCCTGAGCCCTGCTCGCCAATCGCAATGCGGTACTTGTCGGGCGCGCTTTCGAGGTCACCGAGATCGTCGACGCCACTCTGTTTGTTGCAGAGCACATGCAGGTATTCACGATGCAGGCTCGCGACTTGGCGGAGCTTCTTCACGTTCGCTGGTGAGCTGCGAGAGATGTAGACCGGACCGTCTCGCGACCGTCAGCAGACGGTCAAGGTTGTCAATCGTGCCCTCGGTCTCGACGACTTCAATATCGAGGCTGGCGCCCGCCATTTTCTTGATCATGTCGCCAGCCGCGAAATAGTTGCCGCTGGCCGCGCCAGTGCAGAGGCGAACGGTTTGAGCTGCGGCAGGTGAGATGGAGAGGCAGACGAGGCCAATGATGGCGCTCAGCATGCTTAACTTGGCAATCTTCATCGCAAACTTCCTGTTTGTGAGAGATTGGGGCGCGGTAACGTCCACGAACACAGACGCGCGTTGCTTCTTTGCATACCGCGCCCCGGTCCGCTCGGGGGTTATGGGAGACGACTGGTTGCCGAGGCTGGATTTGAACCAGCGACCTATAGGTTATGAGCCTAACGAGCTACCGGGCTGCTCTACTCGGCGTCAGTCGATAATGGTGAGAAGAAAGAGGGCTAGGATTTTTGTCAACGGGCATCGGCAACATTCACAGATGCCGGAGCGGGCACTCTTGCGCCCGTGCGTCCGTTACTTCGTGACCAGCTCACGGTCCGCCCCCGGTAGCGGGAGCAGCTTGATCTCTTGATCTGTGCTGACGTCGAAGGCGAGTTTAGCGCAACGGCCGCTCTTCTCCTTCAAGATGATTCTCCCGACGCCCGGGATATCGACTGCCTGTCCGATCTTAACCGTGAGATGGAGCATTGTGCCTCACTGAGCCAGGTATTGTTCGCGCTTGGCTTCCGGCAAGGCGGCGAGCGCCTTCTCGTAACCAAGGGAATCGTTCTTCGACAACATGCGGTCGAGGTGCGCGAACTCGCCACCATCATCCGCATCCGTTGGATCAGAGGCAGGCACATGCGCCAGCGTCGGCGGCGGATCGTCCCGCTTCTTCGCTGGCTTCCCCGGATCGGCCTGTTTGCCCGTGGGTTTCCCTGCCGGATTCGGATCGGCCGGCTTGAACGCAGACGTGATCTCTCCGGCAATCTTGGCATGGGCCTTGGCAAGGATTTTCGGGTTGAGCGGATTTACCGACGTCGACTGAAGCTGGCGAACCTCGGCGTCCAGCGCGTCGCGTAGGTATTTCGACTTCGTGTACTCCGGATGCTCGCCCATGAAGCTGGCAACATCATCCTTCCACGTGTCGATCGCGGTGTCGCGTGCGACTTCCGCCCTGATCTTGACGCTCTTCAGTTCGTCCGCCTGCTTATCGAGCGCCTTCATAGATGCGCGATACTCCCCACCGGTCAGCTCGCCGTCGTCGAACTTCTCGGTAAGCGCGTCCTTCTGCGCCTCGATATCGTCGATCTTCGTCTGATGGTCCGCTGGCAAGATCCACCGCGGCGCCTGTTCCTCGGGCTCATCCTCGGCGATATCCTCGACCACTGGCGCTGCTGCAGCGGCGGCGGCTTCGGCTGCCTTCTGGTCCTGAGTTGCAACAGCCGCAGCCTCTGCGGCAGCGACATCATCACCGTCGTCTTGGCCGTCTTCATCGCCCTCATCCTCACCTTCGCCGCCGGTGTCAGCACCATCGGCGGACGTCGTATCCTCGGCGCCATCATCACCGCCGTCTTCATCGCCCTCGCCCTCGTCGATCTCCTCGAGGAGGCCTTCGCGTTCTTCATCTGTAAGCAACGCCAGTTGCTCTGCACTCATCTTGTCCATTTCGCCCTCGTCGTTAACCCAGCCCTATCGGAGCTGGCCTGTTGTCCGCCGGTGCGGCTGCTCCGGGCGGTATCTGTGGTTGCTGCTGTTGCTGTGCCTGCTGGGCTGCCGCCTGTTGCTGAGCGGCGACGGCCAGTTGCTTGAGATTGTTCTCCTGCTCGGTGCGGGAGACGAATCCGGCCTCGTGCAGGAGATGATCGGCCACGTCGGCGAGCGCCGGCGCGATCGCCACCTTGCCAGCAGCATCGAGCGCAGTGCTCTGCGTCGTGATGTTGGTGGATGCCACCTTCGCGCCGATCTCCTCGGCTTGCGCCTTGCTTTTCGCCGCATCGGCCTCGGCCTTGGCTGCATCGGCCACCATCTTGCGCAGCTGCGCCATGACCGTCTGCATCTGCAGTTCCGCCTGCTGGGCCTTCGCCTGGTTCTGCGCCTGCATCTCCGGACTGTCTTCCTCAGCATCGGGGTCCTGCATGCCGGTGACCTGCCGAATCCGCTTCACGATCTCGTCGCCATTCGGGATGTCCATCGACTCGACGAGGAGATCGAGCGTGACGATCGCCGCCTGGGGGGCGACGGGAGCAAGCTTCGCCATCAGCTCCAGCAGCTTGTCCACCTGCGCCTGACGGACGCTCGCGCGCCAATCCTCTTCGGAAATGACATAGTCCGCCTTGGTGCGGATGATGTCGTTCTCCGGCAGGCCATCGTTGATGCCGATGTATTCCGGCGAGCCGCGCTTGTTCGTGATGCGGAATTGCTTCTTCTGATCCATGAACTGCTCGGTCAGAGAGAGCTTCTTCTCGCCGCGGACCTGCTGGGCAAGCCGATGATTGTCGAATAGGCCCGACGTTGCCAACGCGCCCTGTGACTGCCGCGCCTCGATGGCAACACCAGAAACCGCGTTGGTAGACCGGCCAAGGTTCTCGTCCGTGACCCCGCCGACCTGCTGGAGCATCTGAATGTTGCGAGACATCAGCTCAAGGTGCCATTGCGACAGGTCGCGATCGACGTCGAGCTTGAGATCCTTGCCAGACTTCTTGACGATGATGGCGTCCGGCCGCGCGACCTCTTCGGCGAACTCGTCGAGATCCTCGACGGCGCCATCATCCATGATAACCTTGTTCGACGACAGGATCGCCAAGGCCTTGCTGGCGCGCTTGTTGATGTCCGCCTGGATGTCGCGGACGTTGCGCACCAGACCGTAGGGCATGCCGTCACGGCCACGACGCTTGTACCAGATGGGCGTGAACGGGAACTTGTTGTGGCGATACGGCGACGGCGAGAGCCAGAGCAGTCCGGCTGACGTGAACAACGCGACATAGGTGCGCATCGCCACTTTCTTGACCACTTCGGCCTCGCCGTTCTCGACGTCCTCGGTGTGCCCGGGCGAATACTCGTCGAAGAGCTCACCGGCAAAGACGCCGCCGCGCATTTTCTCAACTTCGGCCGGCATGCGGAACCAGAGCTCGAAAATGCGTGTGCGCTGCCGGCGATAGCCCGTCACCTGGTCACTGGTGTAGCCGCTCTCGCCCTTGCCTTGGCTTTCGAGCTCGAGCTGATCCATAGGCAAATCGCCATAGGCATCGAGCATGGCGAAGTTGTCGGCCTCGTCGACCGAACGTCGCAAGAGCGCCTTGCGCTTCGAAAAGGTGGCGCAGGCAACATCGAGGTCGACCCACTTCGAGCGGCCGACATAGCGACCGTCCTCGATGTCGAGCCGGGTTGCCGTGCTGTCCCACAGCATGTTGCGCCAGTTCTCGTAACGGGAATAGATCGGCTCACCTTCCTCGTCGCCCTGCCAGCCGTCTTCCATCCAGCCGATGCCAACCTTGGCGGCGTCGCCGAACGCTCGGCTAACCTCGAATGGCTCCCGGTTGGCGTCCGAGAGGTACTTCAGCAGCTCGGTCTTTCGCTCGGCCGGCTTGCCGTCTTCCTTCCGTCGCGGCAGGACCTTGAAATCAGTCCTGTTGTTCTTCTCAGTGCCAATGACCCAATCAACCGTGGTGGCGGTGACGTTGAAGACGAGCGGCATCTGCCCGCGATCGCGCAGCGTTTGTGCGTCGGCCTCGTCCCACTGAATGCTGTCGTAGAAATCCTCGTCTATCGCCTGATCTCGGCGATTGGCTGCTTGGCGATCGAGCTCGCGCTGCCAGATATCGAGCAGGCGGAGATGCAGCCGCTGCATCGGGCCGCTGTCGAGCCTGTTGCCCGCAATCTGCCGCATCGGCGCTGGTGTGTCCGGTATGGGGGACTTGTATTTCTTTTTTCGGACGGAGCCGTCCTCCGCCGCGAGATCAAACATCTCTCATCTCCGTCTCCACAGTCCTGCCGGTGCTGTGGTTGATCATGGTTGCTTCCGCGACCACGGGCGTTGTGTCTGGCTGGTACGGGGGGATGGACAGGAGCTCGCCGAGCATGTCGTTGATGAACGACGCGATGAAGATCAGCGTGCGTCTGTCATGCGCGGAAAGTCTGAGGCAGTTGGCGAACTGGAACGCAGTGCGTGCGGCTTCCGCTGGATCGCCGATTTCTTCAGACCAGATCCATGCGCGGTCTTGCGTGACCACACACGGTATCAGCCCGTCCTCCAATTCGCTGCCCGCTCGAATTAGGACCATGCAGGGCCGGAAAGAGCCATCCAGCCGCAACCATGTTCCAATAGCGGTAATTGGCCCTCGGGTTTTTGTCCACTGCCTACGATTTAGGTCTAGGTCGGGTGTCAAGGTTGTCCTCCTGAAAGATGGAGGACGTCTTGCCCAAGGGTGAAAACTGCTGTGATGGCCTCATGCCGCCATTCCTGATCTGTTGCCGCGACGTGCACGGGTTCTAGCGCCGCCAGTGACTGCAAGGCGGCGCACCTCGTCGCGGGCCTGCGCTTTCTGGCGCAGCGCGTCGGCTGCGTGCTGGTGACCGTTGTTGTGAGGCCGGTCAGACCAGACGCCCATATTCTCGTTCCAAGCCTTGCGGTAGTTTTCGAGATGGATGATGCCGGGGGCGCATTTCACCTCGTCGAAGTAGTACGTCGAGAAGTCGTCGCGCAGCTGCTGGATGCCAACGTTCACGAGATCGGGCGTCCGATCGACGATCTCAATGTTTTTCAGCCCGAGACCTTCGAGCATATCCTTCGGCGTCTGGATCATCACAGCGCCCGGGCGCCGCTGATTGCCGTCATGCGGCAGGTAGTGATGCCCGAAGACATACCCACGCTTGTCGAACTCGCGCACGATGAACGAATACGGCTCGCCGCTGCACTCGAAGTAGTCGATGAAATGATCTGCCATGCCAACGGCCTGATGAAACCAGATGGCGATGTCGTCGTTCACGCCAAGGTCCCAAAAGGTGTTGACCGGGATGCTCGGCATGTAGGGAACTTTGGTAATGCGCCCATCGAGGCGGCAGCGCTCCAGCTGCTTGGCGAGGTATACGCCTTCAGTCGAGACCTTGAACGCCTCTTCGAGCGTCGTCGGGTACTCCGACCACATCTTCTCGTCTTCGTCGGCGAAGGTGTTGCGGCGCGTCGCCACGTACCAGGCGCGCTTGCGTGCTGACAGCGGGCGGCCAATCTCCCGCTCCATGCGGTCGAAGTAGTCGTGATCCTTCTTGCTGATCACGGTCGTGTTGGGATCTTCCTCATACTCCTCGGCGTCCCACCACGACGCGAAGTGCAGCCGGTATTCCTTCTTCGACAGCTTTTTGCGGAGATCGGCGTTGTTCTTCGCCTCGGTGACCATCTTGTAGTAG